ACTTAGACACAGACTCCTCAGTTGGGTCAATGTCCTGTGGGATAAACGCAGAAATCTTCTGATTTACCCCGCGACGTTCGAGGGCATCCTTGATTGAGCGTTCGCGTTGAGCCTTGTTTAGTCCATCGAACTTATCGCGGAGTTCCGCAAGTTCTTTGTCCTTCTGCTTGGCTGCTTTGCGTAGTTGTTTTACTAGGTCGTTAGAAGTGTTCGATTCACCTGTGGTGGTATCGTCGTCTTCATCCTCGTAGTCGTAATTGGACATATTGGTCCTTCTCCCTATTCGTTAGTTGAATTGCGTAGGCCTCATATCAAACTGGGGAATCTGATATGGCTCCTACTCCTGGTATTGATGTCACTCCAACGAACCAGTCGTCTCGTTGGCAGGTCTATTTATATTTGGCCTTGGCCCATTGCGCGTTCTCTACCGAGTGCGCCGCCTGCAGCTCCTGATGATCCTGAGAACGATGCTCGTTCCAGTTCTGTCAGTTTCTTGCGTTGTCTTGATGCTTCTTCAGCGCCAGCAAGTCCGAACACTTCTTGTTCTGCTTGAGTCTGTCCGTACTGGCCTTGCTTGTAGATACCAGAAAGTTGTTGCGCTCTAGGAACAATTCCTGCAATCGCTTGGAATCCTTCTTGTGCTTGAGCCTTGGTTACTCCGTAACCCGCTAATTGCATAGCACGCTCTGCACCAGTTGCTAGTCCCTGTGCCATAGCAGCGCCACCAATTTCAGCAGCTGTCACCTTACGCTTGATGTTCTCAAGACCCTGTGAAGGATCGAGTGCATAAGCCAAGATATCGCCATTCTGAATATCTGGATAGAATGCTTTGAGTGCTGTACTAACCTCTGGGTTAGCGTTAAGTACACGCTTTTGTGCTGTAGCAATGCGGTCTTCTAACTCTGTAGCAGATACATCTCCAGCAATAAACTTTTCAAATCCTACTTGCTTGCCTGTCTGGTCCTTGGTGTAATAGGAAGCAGGTAGCCCATAGTTACGCATAATGTTTTGATACTGGTCTTCAAGTGCTACATACTCAGCAGGGCTAAGGGCTGCAAGGCCTGCAGCAATACGTGCCTCGTTAGCCTTAAAACGTGTGCGGTAAGCATCTGTACCACGAAGGCGTAAGCCAAACTCTGATACTGGAGTATTATTGATAAGTAGGTCTTTGATATCTGTAACAAGACTACCTAGTCCATACTGTTCAAATTCCATACGAAGAATGTTGTAAGCGCTAAGACGCTCAGCAGTCTTTTCTTGCTCTGACATACGACCAAGAACATCTGATGTATAACTCTTAATAAGAGCCTGAATCTCTGCTGCACTAAGTCCTGTTTGCTCAGGAGTAATAGCAGTTGAGCCTGTAGATACTTTAGTGCCTGAAGTGTCTGTATCTTTTGGCGCTTCGTCCTTTTTAGTAGGTTTAGCAATACGTGCTCTTAAACGCTCATCTGATTCTGCAATGTTTCTATCTTGCGTTGCTTTTGCTTCCGCTGCTGCAAGGATAGGGTTTTGGATACGAGCTTGATTTACTGCAGCATTTGCTGCTCTACGCTCAGCAGCTGTCATACCTTCTTCTGGTGCTATAGCCATTGTTTACCCCATAAACCCAAAGTCTCGGAGCACAGTGGTAGCAACAGAAGCTGCTTGCTCACGTGCTTTATTTGTGTACTGCCAGCGGTCATCCTTGCGTAGTTCTTTTTCAAAGTCATAGATTGACTTAGTGCCAACCTTTCCATCAGGAAGGGTATAGGCCATAGCGCTACGAATCTGTGGATCGAACAAGTCAATAGCTGTATCTGGAATTTCTAAGATATCGCTCATTGATTGGATATAAGGACTAGCAAGACTTTTGAGGTCTAGGCCAGCCTTAATCTTATCTGCTAATGCGGGGAAGGCTGAAGCTGCGCTTTCGCGGATTGTGTTGTAAACAGTATTCTCATCTACCAATCCAGCAACAATTTTGTTTGAGTAAGACCTTGCATCACTATCAGATAGTTTAATTCCATTGTCATAGGCAAGGTTCTTTATGGCAACAAAGTACTTTCCTGAAGGACCTTCTGGGATAGCAAGTTCGTTAATCTCCTGCTTACCACTGGCAAGTTGAGCCTGAATCTTATCTTCAAGAAAGATAGATGGATCTTCATTATCTGCAGTCAGATATGTAGTGTCAGTTAGAACACCATTCTTGTAAGTTTCTTTGACTGTGCTTCGTGATGCACCCGTCTTAGACTTATAGCGAGACTGAAGAGTAGGTACCCAAGTAGCAAGTTCGGTCTGCAGGGCATCGCGGCCATAGTACTTCTGGAATACCTTGTTAACTGTATCCTTGATGCTGGACTCTGTAGGGATATTGTTGCTTGTATAGGTACGTGTAAATACGCCAGACTTAGGTGGCTTTTTAGTAGAGGTTGAAGAACCTTCTTTTGCCTTACGTGCAGCATCAGCTTGCTCTTTAGTAATCAGCCCTGCTTCTACAAGACTGTCATAAAAATCTGCCATTATTTAACTTCCTTTGGTGTTAGCTGCTTGTCTACCACAAGGTCTTGAGATAAGAACCGGTCATAGACATAGGCAAAGCCTAGTTTGTCATCCTGCTTCAACTTGTTAACCACTCCGTCATAGACAATTTTTAAGTCAGCGTTTGATTTTGCTTCGATTGACTTTGCTTCTCTGGTAAGAAGTTCACGTGCTACAAGTTTTCTAAACTCAAGATATTTATTGATAGACTTCCAAGTAGTATTGTTTCGATTGTTTTTAACAAACTCTGGGTCAGTAAGGATTTTACCAAGACCAGCAATTACTTTATTAGTTTTAGAACCATCTGAGTCTAGATAGTCGTCATACCAAGCGGTACGCTCGTATTCGCCAGTCTTCTTATTAAATACTGGTTTGCCTTCAGCATCTGTTTGGACTGCTAGTTTGTTAATAAATGCACTTTTAATAATTGCCAAGTCTTCTGCACCCTTTTGCTGAATAGAAGTCAGGCCGCGTGATGCCATTTCATTTTCAAGAATGTCCATAAATCGGTTGTACTGAATCCAACCCTTTTCAGCGTCTGTCTTCTTTTGCGCTTCAGCAGGGCTTTGAGATGAAAGGAATCTATCTGGAGCATCTGCAGACACACGCTTCTTATAAAGGTAGTCGTATGCAGATTGTGAGAACTCGTACCCTGAAGGGTCGTTAACGATAAGACCAACCAATTTAGGATCAATGTTAACTACTTCACCAATTAAATTTTGGTACTTCTCGATATTCTTTGTAGCCGCTATAGACGACTGAACACCTGTAGGGTTTCTTGAAAGGCTTGATGAGAAGGAGAAGAACTCTGGGAAATCATCAAGGAACTTAGCATCTGCATCCAGTCCGTAGATACGCTTATATTCACGTGACTTATCAAGATAGAACTTGTAAGGGCTATCAAAGCGTGGAGCAAACGGCATAATAAGGTTTGCTGCAATACGCAGATTCCAGTAATCCTTAGTCATTTTAAGCACTTTCTCAGGGCTTACAGGAGGACGACCATTACGCTTTGCACGCATCTGTTCTGTGTTCCAGATTAGTTGGTAACTGCGAGCAAACTGTGGGTCATCTTGGCCAGCTTTACGAGTCTGAAACTTTTGATACCACGCAGGCAAGAAACCTGATTTTGCATCCTTTGGATATCCGTATGGGAATAGCCAACTTAAAGTCTCGCGTACATCTGGTTGATTCTTAGTAACTTGTGCAATCGGCACTGCTACATAAGGACCTGTTGGAAATACATCGCTAAATAGATTTGGGTTTCCTTTGTTGTATAGAGCATCAAGTCCACCTTGGAAGATAATATCCAGTGATGCTTTAGGTACACCAAACTTGCTTAGTGATTCAGCACCAGGTATGACTTGCTTTACTCCATTAGGAAGACTGAACCACATAATGTCGCTACCAGATGTTTGACCTGGGGGTACGATATTGCCTTCTTGATCTGTAACCCAACCAGCTCGGTTAGGAGCCTGCCAAACCATATAACCACGATTGACAATAGCAGGGTTTGCAACAGCAAACTTCATCCAAGTCTTGTAAGAGTTTTCCTGTGCAGAGAAGAATGGGTTGATGTACTTCATAGCCATAGCAAGGTTTGTCTTACGCTCGATGTTGAAGAGAACACCCTTCATCTCACGCAGTGCTGACTTGTGGGCCATAGACATAATCTTCTGTTGGTCTTCTAGTGAGATTCTATCTCCCTTAAGACCTGCCACAATGTCTATACGACGACGTGCTTCTTGACGATAGAAGTGTACGTATAGTGGGTTACGGGCTAGCGTATCTTCTGGAAGAGTGGCAAGTAACTTAAATGCGCTATTAACAAACTTCTTTGCAATGTTGTCAGACTTGTTAAAGAATGTTTCTTCCAATAAATTGCCGTGAATAACTGGCAAATCTGTTGGGTCTTTGAAAGTACTGCGTAAATCTTCTGCAGTTATATCGTTTAACTTGCTACGAAGGTTAGATGATACTGGCAAATATGTGTCAAAGAAGTTGCTAATACGAGTTACATATTCAACTGATTCATCTGAAGGGATTGATAAACGAGCACGTAGGTCACGTCCTTCAGGGGAAGACTTAAGCCACTTAGCAATATCGTCAATAGTCTGTCCAGCAACTATCTTTTTTACCACTGCTGAGTTGCCAAACTGCTGGCGCAGTGTCTGCGCCCATTGGTCGAAATAGGCAGGATCAGTAGGGCGAATAGCGGCAATACCCTTTGATGCAAGTTTACGTGTATACATATCGGTATTGCTATCAACCATACGCTCGAATGAGTTAGCAGATGACGCAATTCTGCGGAACATATCTCCAAGAGGACCACCAAAAGCATCATCGAGAACGTACGTCTGGCCATCGGATGTAGTTACTGTATATGAACCAGTGCCGATTCTGTCTTTAGGCTGTGCCTTTTTAGACTTATTAAGAGCATCTGCATAGTGGTTATATACAGCAAGTTTTTCTTCTTGCAATAACTTTAATGTATTGACTTCACCCATAAGGTCTACATCATCTGGGTTAAGAGATAACTTAGCCTCAGCTGCGCCAATCTTACCCTTGAGTTCTTCAAGTTCACGAATAACGGATGTGCTTGTGCGTTGAACCTGAGCAAGAGTTAGCCCATCATCAATAGGGCGATACTTGTCAATCAAGCGTGAAGGAACACGTTTAGTATTGTTAATGATATTCTTGATACCAGGACCTAGATGGCGAAGGGAAGCCATAGCTCCAACCGATGCTGCGATGCGAAGTTGTGAGTCAATAGCGTTACGCTGAGTATAACCTAGGCGGAGCAATGCTCCAGCCTTAAAAGCATCCTGAAGGATATCTGCGTAGTTAAAGAGTTCATCTTTACGGCGTCCAACAAAAGCGTTAATTGTATTAACGTTGCGCTTAAGGAGTCTATCCATTAAGTCAAAGTCCATCAATGGCAGGTAGTCAGCGCTCTGAGATTCAAGTTGTGGAACCTTGATAATTGAGCCGTCTGTATCTACCATAAAGCCACGATCTTGGATTGACTTTAGCGCAGAAGTACGAGCACCTTTGTAGTTATTGTAAATCTGATTTGCTGCTTCTTCTGTAATGCCGTTCTTTGCAGCAATAGCGCGGAGCGCTGTCTCTTCAAGATTCTGAATTGCAATAAAACGCTGTTCAGGTGTAGAAGCTGAGATATATCCATTAAGCAGATTGTTTGACTGCTCTTGTGTGAGCACGCCAATACGCTTGAACTTACCTGGAGTTCCAGCAATAGCAGTGCTTGGACCTAAGCGATTTAGTGTTGCGATTACTTCTCGGTATGAATCTGCGTCGTTAAAGTCAACAAGTCCTGCAGGACGTTCTCCGGCTAGCCAAGATACCTTCTGATACAAACGATGGAAGGGTGTTGGTTGGTAAACATCAACCTTTGCAGCTCCGACTGTCTTGTCGTAGAACTTAATCGCACGTGATTTTGCTACGAAGTCTTCTGCCTGCTGTAAACCTTTGCCGGTTGTGCGTGTAAGGATACCGCCACCTTCTCCAATTTGCATCAACTTAGCAAAATACTTGTCTGATGCTACTAAAGATGTGTAATTATCCTGCGCTGCTTTAATAACAGCAGGGTTATCGTTAAGGAATGGAAGCATTCCGCTTTCATCAGGGGCAGCGAATAACTTAAATTCAGTAACTGTGTCTAAATCACCACGTGCTGCCTCTAAAGCGTCTGTAATGTACGCACGCTGTAGACGTAATTCATCCATTGCCGCAGGGTCTGCTAGAGCAGAGCGCAAAATAAGCGCCGTTTCATCACGATCTACAGAATCACCAAGCAAATGTGCTAGCAATCCTGGATTAGACGAAGACTTAACCATTGGATGGCTTAGTGCATAGGTTGAATCGTTCTTAGTAAAGTCATCAATTACCTTGGTAAAGCGGTTGTTAACGCCATATTGAGCCTTGGTGATATCTTCTGCGGCTTGTGCTACAGTATCAGCATTCTTAAGTTTGCCAACACCTAACTTACTGGCTTTAGCCACCATAGCAGCTTTAGCGCCAATAACAGTAACGTCACCAAAGAAGTTAAGTGCTAAATCAGTTCCACCAGATGCAACTCTACCCCAAGCGCTTTTCTTAAATGCTGCCTCACGCTGTGCTGGATCGTAGATATTAAACTTTGGGTCATAAATAGAACGTGTATTACCTACAGTTGCCTGACCGAATGAAATCTCTTGTGCGCCTTTGTATGCCTTGCGCCATAGGTTTGGGTCAAAGTACCCAAGTTCAGCAATAAATGGACCTTCGCCAGTAACGCTGCGCTTGTTAACTTCACCAATAGCAAGGGCCACAGTAGAAAGTGGCTGACGAATGTACTCTTGGTTAATGTTGTTAATGCGCTCAAGCGCTGGCTGAAGCAATGGAACTTTAGCAATAGCTCCAGCAGCAGATGCTAAAGGCTTAACAATATCTTTTGACTCTGGCTCTGCTGCTGTTTTGAATGACTGAATAAAGCCATTGTATTCATCAGCATCGTTCCAAGGTGCGGTTCCAAAATCCCAAGCGACACGTGCTGCGCTTCCAACACCACCAGCGATTTCTCCACCCCACTTGGCGAGGTTAGTTACAGGACTTGCTACTGTTTTGCCTACTGTTGTAGCAACATCACCAATTCGATTCCATAGACTCACAGATTATCCCATAACTGTCTAATCGCTGCTCGAGTTTCAGGTGATGTATTTGGCTGGTCTGAAATAAAATTTAATACTGGCTTATATGCTGCAATAGAAGCACGGAAATTAGTGTCATCATCTTGGCGCATAGCAAGCGCTTCTGAACCTGCACCTGGTCCCATATCAATACCTGTAGTAATAGGTTCTTCAGGGCGCTGGCTAGGAGCAAATAAAGGTGTTAGTGCTGCTTCACGTACTGCAGATGCTGGCGTTCCCTTAACATCTGGAGTTGAAGCAAGCGGAGCGCCTGACTTAATGGCTGCGGTTTCTTGTCCTTCTCCGTATGATGTTGAACCCATATCAAGTTTATCGGTACGTGTTGAATACTTGCCTGGACCAGAAGGACCTGCCAATGGATTCATTGGTGCTGTAGTCATCTATCCTCCTCTAAAGTCTCTAGGTCTTGCGTCATCTGTTCCCACGCTTGTGATTCATCAACCTTGCGGTTGGCGTGGTAAATACTTAATTCTAATAATGATTCAAAAAAGTTTGTTACTACACTCGATAAGTTTGCTACAAACTCAGCAAACAATACTAAAAAGTGTGTAGGGCGTACGGGAGGTGGGACTCTGTTGGTTCCATTATTCATCCCGTACACCCTTCACTTATTAAGCCTTCTTGCCTTTGCGAGCTGGTCCGGCATAACCGAATTCAACTTTACCGCCTTTGACTGATCCTGCCTTTGTGTCAACCTTAATTGGTTGTACTGAGGCTGGAGCCTGTGTTCCTTTGTTCATATTTGCACCTCCTTCGGTTACGCTGCGCCGGTGATACCGGCTAGTAGTGTCGCTATATCGGGTTTCTGACCAGCAGCAGGGGCCGTACCAGCTTGTTCTTGTGGAGGTTGCTGCGAGGCAGGAGCGGGGGCCGCACCTGCTGCTGGAAGTTCTGGGCCACCCATAGGTGGCATTGCCATTTCTGGCTGTGGTTCTGGTGCAAAGACCTTCTCCACGATTGATTCAAGTGCTAATCCTTTTTGACGACCCTTGATAACCTCTGCGATACGAGAGACAATCTGTGAAGGGTCTTGCCCTTGCGCTGCAAGAGCAGGTATCGCTTGTGCGTACTGGGCCACACTAACGCGAAGAGCGTCACGCATTTCTTCAATATCAACACGCTGTTCCTCCTGTGTAACGTTAAGGTCCATAGGAATCTCACGACGTACATAGTCGCGAGACACGAGCTTGTCTGAGCGCATCTGAAGAAGTGCGATGATTGCACGTGATGGGTCCATACCTGACATAATGCCGTAACGGACTTCAACACCATACTCACCGCGAATGTCACGACCAGGTGTGTACTTCAAGACGTAAGGTGTTCCATCCTCTGAACCCTTGATAGTCTTCTGTACTTTGTTAAATAGCTTCTCGTCTACTTCAAAACATAAGCCGATAAGATCGCCAAACATTCTAGCGAATTGGGCTTGCGCGGATTTAATCTGAGTATCAAATCCAGCCTGCAGTTCTTGAACACCACGACCAGTAATAACGCTGGCGTTGATTTGTCCCGAACGGGATTCAGGGTAACGAGCGCCAAGCCGTAGTTCACGTTCTAGCACTCCTGACTCTGTAAAGACTCCTGGTGGTAGTTCTAAACCTACACGACGGATGTTCTGTGGCTGAGATGAACGCATAATTGAATCTGGACCAAGAGCAAGTTCTTGCACATCCTGTGGGATAGCAATAGGTGCTTGGATAGATTTTTCTGCGGCTTGAATCTGCAAGATAGCAAAACGAGCACGAGCAAGCTGTACTGCCAAGACATCATCGAACTGACCACGTGCTTGACCATCAAGAGATGGACGCATAGCAACGTGTACTAGACACTTACCTACTGGGTTAGGTGTACGTACAAGTGTAAGGTTCTGACGCTCTGGTAGGAATATTAGGTCCTGTTCAGCGTCGTGGTAACGAATCATAGTGATGTATGGGTTACCAGGCTGGAAGTTATTCTTCTTGTAAATCTGTTCTGCAAATTCTGGGTACTGGGATGCAAGTGTTTCTGTATCAGTATTCATTACCTGAGTCAAAGAGACTACGCGGCCAAAGCGGTCAAGCTCTGGGTAGCAACCCCAAGGGTTGAGCAGGCGCATACGTGGATTGTTAGAGTCGTAGTCCATCTCGACCATACCAATCATCATTCCGTATGTGTTGTACCAGTCAGCACCTTCATACATCTGGAGCTGTAACTCTGATACGCCAACATAGAAGTTAGCAATACGGGTACGTGTATCTGCTGCCTTACGTGCTGAATCTGAAACCATATTAGATGCAGAGCAGTTAAAGGATGGCAGTGGTGCCATTGCTTCTGCTAGGTCACGGGCTGCAACGTCAATAAAGTTTGCAACTAGCGGCTTAGGATAATCCTCGGAGAACATCGAAGGATAGACCTTTGATAGATCTCCTTGACGCACCGAAAGGACGTCGCGCATACGCTGGTCGCGTGCTGCGAATTTGGTCTGCAGGCGACCTAACTTAGCGTTAACTTCTTTTGGTGTTAGCAATGGGGTTCCTTAATTAGCGGTGTTTGGGTAAACGCCAGTTCTTTTAGTGGCTTTGGCTTTTTCTTTTTGGTTCTTAATAAATGCCTTTTCAGAAGCAGTCAATGGCTTCTTGGTTGCAGTTGGCTTTGGTGTTGGCTTCTTTGCTACTGGCATTATTTACCTGACTTCTTCTTAGTAGTCTTCTTTTCTTCTTTTGTAAAGGTTGCAAGTTTTAGCGCGGAACCAAGCGCTACAGTTGCTGCAGCGCCTTTAATCTTTCCTTTAGCCTCAGCCTTTTTAATAGCCTTTGCTTTTGCTGCTGCTTCAGCAGCCTTCTTCGCTGCGCGATACTTCTGACCTTTTTCTAACTTATCAAGGTCTTTAATTTTATATGACTCAGCAGCTTTGTTCTGCTTAGTTACTACACGCTTAGTACCCATATCTACTGTTGACTTACGTACAGAAATTGCTGGTTCTTTTTCTTTAGGAGCTTTAGGTCCTTTAGGTGGAGCAGAAAGACGACCACCGCCTGATCCGCCACGTGAGCCGCCGCCGACTCCCATTTCACCGCGATTCGATATTGCCATAGTTACTCCTTAGACGAATGTTTTATTGGCTTGAGCAAGCATTTCGTCTATGTTGACTACTACTCGCTTTCGTTTCTCAGCTGATGTGAGGAACGGATTCTTCAGGTGGTGCGTTGCGTACTGACCATAGTTGAGCATCTCGCGTGCTCGGATCTCACAGAACCAGAGCGCCATTACCATATCGGTCTTACCCTTAGTAGTTGGCGTCCAGGTAATCAACTGCTCGATAAGAGCCTTGACGTTTTCTGTCTGGTCACTCGGTAGGTGTATCAAGTTATCTCGATGGTGTTTGCCATCGTGCTGCTTGGTACCAAACAAGGTAGCCATAGAAGCAACACCGAATCCTGAGTCCCACTTGTTAGAGCCTGTGTGGTGTTCTTTGAGTAGAACGCCACGAGTTGCTAGGTGCTGACGGATTCCTTCATCTTGAGTAAGGAAGGCTTGGAAAGCGTTCTTCTCAATAATCCACTCACTAGGTGAGTAGAGAGAAGTCCAGTTAAGGATGATGTCACGTATCTGCTGCGGTGATGGGCGCGTAATCTTTAGAGCATCTACGATGTATCTCTTCGATGTAGCGCGGTCAATGGCATAACAGATAGCGGCTGTATCTCCAACGATAGCTGGGTCCATACCGCAGATAAAGGTAAATCCACTTAAGTCTTTAGGATGGCCTGGATGTCCTGGCTCAAGTCTGCCGGACTTACGCATTCCATCAATAGAACCTTTGACACATACTGGGTCAAAGGCTGCGTTCTCGGACACATCCTGCTGCTGGTATACCAAGGCCCAGGTACTTGCATCCATAGCTTGACGTTCGTTATAGAGGTTACGTCCTGACCAGCGTGGGTATAGACCCTCTTCAGTCTTCTCCGCCTCAGTCTGTCCATCAAAGGGCATATCTGAATATGGCCAGAGGGTAACCCACTTGTCTGGGTCCTCATCTGCTTCTAAAAGTGCTGGCATCGCTAGATACTTCCAAGGGACTAAGCCACCTGGGTATCTATCTTCTTGACGTAGTTCTCGGTATAGGTCTACCGAAGCTACACGTGTACCAATCACAATCAACTTACCTGTAGGGTTCAGACGAGATCTAACGTCCTGGGTAAGCCAGCGAATCTGCTTCTCAAACTCGTTAGCGTTCTTGAGCGTTACCGCATCGTCTACGATAATCATATCGGCACGCTTGCCGTAAATCTGACCGCCGATACCGACTGCCTCGATGTTCGGGTCCTTTTCAGAGGACTCACGAAGTTCATCACCGAAGGTGACGCGGGTAGCCTGCCACGAAGCTGACTTAGAGTTAAACCCTACGCCAGCAGCATACGCACTTTGTAAGGCTTCATACATTGGGTGAGTGAGTCGTTGCTTGATGGCGT